TGAGTATTTAAAAACAACAACCTCAGTAGCATCTGTATCAGCACTTTCCCAATCATTAAATCCATTAGTACTCGTATCTATAATTTCATCTAATCCGAAAGTGCCAATTAATCCATTATTACTAGATGTATCTGTTATTGTCACCCTTTTTAATGGGAATTGCAAGGTCATATTAGCAGCGCCATCAATCTGCTTGTATGGCACATCTTGACTATAAAAATTAGGACTCGCTTGATCAGTCCTATCGCTTAATGAATAACTTTGCTTAGTTGTTGATTCATCAACCCAAGTAGCAGTCCTAATACAAGTATTCTTGGTAGCCGTAAGAGTTAGGTCAGAAGGTCTGATAATACACCATCTAGCATCTCTTTGATAAATAATCAATCCCAATCCCGTCAATATATCTTCAAGAACTTGAGTCATCTTTTTTGATTCACCTTCTTTAATTAAATAGGTGTGATGATGTATCCTATTATACCTATCAAAATCATCGTAATCAGACTGACCAGTAGCTTTCATGTTTATGGCATAATATATATTATTCCCAACACCCGTTAATCCCGTAAAATAGAGTATCTTTTCTATTACTCTATTAAATTGTTGATACCCCCACCTATCAATTTGATATGATGCACTAGCATCTAAAAATCTCGCACATTCGGGTTGAGTGATATAATTTAATTCTCTTAATAAATGCAATCCATCATATGCCTTAATGGTTATATTATATGGTGCAGAAATATATGGTTCTGATATGTACTGAGAACCCACCCATCCTTGCCAAAATACATAAGCATTTTTGAAGAGAAATACTTTAAATGTATCGTTTTCAGCTAAAAATAAATCATCATAATTTTCTGAGTCAGTTCTTTTAACAAAATCAATATCTAAATAACTTGCTCTAATTGGCTTAAAAATATCATCTCCTTCATATGTTAATTTTACGGGTTCTCCCGATCCAATTAATTCTGCTGATGCATCGGGTGTTGCACCGTCTTCATATTTCTTTCTAATTTCAAGTTTATATACGTTAAACTCATCTTCAATAACATCGTCAAACTCTAGCTTGTATTTTAATTGATAAAAACTCATATATTATCCTCCAATTGCATTTGTGAAATTATTTTGTCTACCCAATACACTAACTAAATCCGCCCCATTAATTCTGAATGTTTGCTCTCCTTGTATTGCTTTAAGGAAACTAGCCATGCTATTTGACCTACCACTATCATTTGCACCACCACCAGCAGCTTGTTCTCTTGCGTTTGCGGTCTTTTTTACCTTCTGTAATTGCCCTTTACCTATTGCTATTAAAGCGCTACCACCAGCTATCATAGCTATAGCTGGGCCAATATTACCCGTAGCTAAATTAGCCATTCCCTTGTTGAGTAACAATGCTCCCGTTCCTAAACTAACCATGGCTTGTCCTAAACCAACCATTATACCAGCAAAAGCAGCCATTGTCTTTTCTTTTTGCTCCTCATTACTAATAGTATCATCGGGAGGAGTTAATATTTGTGACCAAATTTGTGCTACCGCATCTGTCATTGGTCTTAAGACATCAATCCATAACAAAAGGTCTTCTTTTACTTTAGCTTTTCCAGCATTTAATATTTCAGCAGATGAATTAACAATTTGACTTAATCCAGCAGTATTTCTTGCTACCATTTCTTGGATAGCCGTCTCTTGTTGAGATACCGTACCTTGACCCATAAGTACTCCCACGTTGTCTGCTGATTCAGTATCAGAAATCATGTGACCCGATGATAAATCTAATTCTTTTCCCGATATATCAGAAAAATCAAATTTTGGAGTTATGATTGGCGCTAAAGGTACTTGGTCTAGTAATCTGTATATTTCATTATATTTTTTTATTTGAACATCTAGTTCTACTTGACCTTCTTTTGTAAGATCAACTATCTTTTGCTTTAATGGTATTGACTGAGCTAATATCTGAAATTGCTCAATTAATTCATCTCTAGTTAGCTTACTCAAATCCCCCAACTCTGACTGTGAGCTAATTATAGTCTCATAATCACTAATTTGACCTTGAAGGCTTTGTACGGTGCTATTTCTTAATCTTTCTTCTTCTTTTAATTGGTCAGATACCGCAACTAATATTCCTCTTTTTTGATTTTGTAAGTTCTTAATCCGTTCTTCTGTAAATGCATTATCGTTACCAACTAGTCCATTCTCTTTTAGTATTAGTTGTTGTTCTTTGAGTACTTGATTAATTGCAACTAATCTCTTAAACCTTGTTTCTCCAAGTATTCTCAATTGTTCTTCGGGAACATTATCAGATTTGGCTATTAACTCTGCCTTTGGTTTGGTTGGCGATTTTGATTGATCGACTTCCATTGCTTTAGAAATATCCGTACTAGTTAATTCTTTTCTTACTTTTTCTACCGCAGTTCTTAGCCTCTCTAATCTTTCTTCAGCATCTGCCGTATCTCCTTCAGAAAATAAATCCGAAAACCTATCGATAACCTTAAATAATTTATTGGTACCCTCCATAACGAAGTTAATCGCTGGTAAAACCAACTGACCCATATTCTCGGAAAAAGTAACCCAACTAGAATTAAATCTTTTTAATGTTCCTTGATATGTGTTTAAATTTCTTTCAGCATCCCCAACAATACCAGCATCGGTCATTGCTCTCATTATAATATTAAGCCTTGCTTGTGTTTTTATTACCTCGTTAGTGTTTTGTACGGTTGAGGTTAAACCCATTCGATACAACTCTAATTGTAATGCGGATTGCTTTAAGTTAATACCAAACTGATCTAATACTTCGGGTGAACCAGCTAATGCCGATAGAAATCTTTTTTGTGCATTTGAATCTGCTATACCAAAAAACGAGGCTAAATCTAAAGACAATGTCTGCATTTTAACAGACATATCAGCAGCCTCTTTACTTACAAAACCTAATCCACTAAAGAACGCATTAAAAGAAACGGCTCCTTTTTTTAGTTGTGTTTCATTTCTATCTAATGATTCAGCTAATTTATTTAAGTCTTTCTCAGCAGAATCAGAAATTCCAGCAAAAGACCTAGCAAAACTACGGCTAACCGTTTCCATCTCTCCAGCAGCATCTGCGAATTGCTTTCCTAGTTGAAATATTTGCTGACCAACAAGAAGAGTTGAAAAAGCACCTATAGTTCTGTTCAGCGTTTTAAAACCCGACTGAACCCTCTTCATTCCCTTTTGAAATTGCTCTGTTCTGAGTGAAACGAAAACTGATAATTTATTATCTCCTAATGCCATAACACAAATTTAACTAATATTATATAGGTAATTTCACGGCTTTGCCAAGAACGGATTTTATCTCTTCATGAGTAGGTAGTGGGGTTTTCCTTTCATCAGCATTATCGTGAGGAAGTTTAAATAGGTCTTTTGGCGATATTCTTTTCTTATTACCAAAAGAGCAATTGATAGTCAAAGTAGCTAAGTACCTTGTCCTATCCCAATGCTGATTGTGATTATGAACCCATGACTCAATAGACCTTAAAAAGTCTGACCAAGTCATGTTCCAAAAGATGTCGGGAGATATTCCTAGAGTTCCAATTGCTTGGTCTAGTATGTCATCCCATGTAACTAATTTTTTTTTGAATCGCTTTTGTTGGATTCTACAACATTTCTAGATAATCCGTTGTTCTTGTCGTTTTTCAAGTCTCTAGAACCCACCATTGTATTCATGACCTTTGTGGAATCATCCTCTGATATATCCATTGCCCAATCATAAAAATCATGAATACTATAATCTATAGACTCACCCCTTTTCTCATCGTAAGCTACACATCCAGCATACAATAACCAACAGAATGCTTTAGCTTGTTTTTTGCCATTAAAAGCCTCTTCCATTTGAGATAACTCAACATCCATGCCTTCACAAAAAATTGCATAAGTATTCATGTTGAAGACTAGTCCTCTGTTTTTTCCACCCATCTCAATGAGACAAGTGCCTTTGTGTTTGTTTGTTGCCATAAAATTATTGTTTAATTAATATAATTAAGGGGTTACATGATTGGGAGGACTTGAAGTTCCTAAATCTAGTACTCCACTTCCAACCAAATTACCGCTAAAACTAACGGGTTGTTCTACTTCTGCACTTTGGTCTAAAGAACTTATGTATGCAAAACCATACCAAAAGTTACCTCCTTGTCCCCAAGCTACCTTTAGTTTTGCTCTTTGAGAAAAATATGTCCACAAAGTAAGTATACCCGTGTTGGTCTGATCAACTCCCGATGCTTCAGAAGTAAGTGAAAGATCAACCATACTTTCAAAATCTATACTCCAACTTTTCTGACCACCAATTACCTCGCTCCATCCAGCACTTGACTTTGTAGATATGTCGGGGTTTTCTCCCGAAATAGATAAACTTGAAGACTTTGATAATGCTATAGCTATCCACGTATCCGCAGTTGCTGACGCATCGTTGTTGGGTACGTATAGGGTTAGTTCAGTTCCGTTGATTACACTCATTTTCTAATATTTTACTCAAAGATAAATAAAAAAAAGAATATTATCACTCAGTAACCCCCGTAATGTTAAAATCTGCGTTATAAGAAACAACATCTTCATTATTTGCTACAACCTCATATTGATTAACATAGCAATCTCCACTAAAATAAGCAATTCCATCACTCATTAAATCAAACTTTAATTTTGTTCCTTGTATTAAATATTGATCTAAGACAGATGAAACACTTGCTATCTTTGGTGCATCATCCCAATTAACCTCATAAGAATTCCAATTATAATCCATTTGCTGCCAAAAAAGACCATCAGCGCTTGACCTAACCTCCAATAATCCTTCAGCCGAAAAACTACCCGACCTCATTCCCATCATAACCTCTTTCCATCCCGAATGAGAGGTTTGATATAAAGTCTGATCCCAAGTAAAATCGGCAGATTCCCAATTTATGTTAGTTGATTCCCAATAAGAACTATTATCGAATGAGATTATAATTGGTATTTTAGTAGATATATCATTTGTTTCACCATTAAATGAAATATTATTAGATTTTGATAGTAAAAGTTGATCGTTATCAAGATATAAAACAAATAAACTTCCATTAAGCATTACTTAACACATTTGCCTCAAACACTAATATTTTAGTAAAGTATTCATACTGACCATTATCATCATCTAAATACCTTTGGTTGGTCTGTTTAAATATAAACATTGTGTCAGTACCAAAGTCTGATGTAGGATTCCTTCCTCTTATTTGCTGGAGTA